CTTTTTCTGGTGATAGTATTGTTATTGTTTTTCTTTTCTTAGTTTTTATCTTACCATCGTAAATATTATCTACTATAGTTTGTAAGCAAGTAAAGTCATCTTTTTCCCATTGGTTATATTGTTTATCCCAAAGGTAGCACTTAGGTTGTTTTCTTAGTACATCTATTACTTCATATATGTTTAATTGTTGTGGTGTCATATCCTACTTCTTTTTTAAATTCAGTTAGTAAATCTTTTATATCAATAATAACAAGGTCGCTATCTTTTAATAACCAGTATGCAAATTCTACAGCATATTCATCAGGTGTAATATATTTACTTATTTTTTCTCCTGCTAGTAATTGTATTGCTGCACTGTACTTTTCCCTTAAATCTTTATCGTAATCTTTAATATCATTAAATACATTTATTCCGTGTAATACTGTAGCGTGGTTTTTATCTAGTGTATCACCTATCTCTTGTAATGAATAACCTCTATCTCTTAATAGTTTATAGTAAATCATTCTAGCTTCTATAAACTCATACTTTCTTGTTTTAGTTGTTATATCTACTCCTGTTACTTTTTGTATTGTGTTTAATATCTTATTTTTTATTTCTACTTTAATCATTTCTTAAATTTTAATCTTATTTTACTTCCTAATTCTTTTGCAAATACAGTTAAAGTTATAAAAGAAACCATTTCAATAGCTCGATAGATACCAGCACAAACTTCGTAATCTTCTACAGCTTCATATTCTGTAATAATATCTCTTAGTTCATCTATTGTAGATCCGTTTTCAAGTTCATACAAAGCTATTTTAAAGTGTTCTTCTATTCTTTCTTTATCCATTATAATATTCCTCTTAATACATATTGGTCTAAATCTACACCATCAGTTTGAAAGAAGTGTTTATAGTTGCTCATACCTTGCCTAAACTTTTCTTCACCTTTAGCATAAAACTCATCACTACATTCAAATATAGCTATATCTAAACTACCTTTGTCTATTGCAATAAATACAAAGTTATCTACTCCAAACATTTCTCTATATAACCACGCCTGTAAATCATAACTATATTTATCTGCCGAGTATCTAAAATCTTTTATTCCTGTAGTAGTTTTTAAATCTATAATAGTATTGCCTTTTAGTATATCTGCTTTTGCTCTTATTGGAATACCATCTATCATAGCTATTTGTGGTACTTCAAATTCTGCTTTTATTAAGTATTCTTTTACTGCTTCATTTCTTAGCAAAGCATCAGTTAACCTTTCTGCAGCTTTTAATTCTGTATTGGTGTAAACTTCTTTACCTGTTTCTTTAGCTAACTTATATTCTTTACTTGCTTTAGTTGCAGCTTCTACAAATATCATATCATCTAATTTGTTTGGCTCTAATACCATTGTATGGAATAGTTTACCATCTCTTAAAGCTTGTGTTTCACCTGATCCGTATTTAGTTGTAAAGTAATAAGTTTTAGGAGAAGATAATAAAGTTTTAATACTTGAACTACTTAAAGCGTTTTGCCCTAAATAACCATAGTAAAAACTATCATCATACATATTATCTAATATTTCTTGTTTATCCCAATGTTTTCCATCAAATGTAGTTATCATATTATCTTATTTTAATGTTATTTAATAATCTTTCTGTTTCATCCATTTGCAAAGCGATTCTAATTTCTTGTGCATACATATCACTTAAATCAAATTCGTTGCTTAAAGCAGCTATAACATCTGTTAAATTAGCTATAAGATAAACATCTTCTCTAGCTTCAGATAAAGCTAATAATTTTTCTAGTTTTAAAATAATTTCTTGTTTGTTCATAGTGTTTGTTTTTAAATTATAAGCAAATATAAAACTTATGTTTAAATAAAAAAACTTTTTAACAAATATTTAACAAAAAAAAGGAAGCACTTAGCTTCCCTTAATTATTTAATTGATTCAATCCATTCAGCTTGTAACTTTTCGTAGTGATCTATTTCTCTTTCTAAGTAATCTAAAGCTTTTCTTAGATCCTGGAGTTCGTTATCTTTCTTACCAGCTCTTGCTAGATATTTAATTATATTACCTCTATTGAAGTTTAAGTTATAATCTTTGATAAAATCTATTACATCATAACCTTTGTTATTTTCGTAATGTAACTGGGTTGCTCTTGTGTCTACTGTTGCCATTATTCTATTCTTAAAAATTCAGATTCAGTATATTCTAAAAACCATTCTTTGTTAGTTTCGTACTTTTCTATAATAGCTTCTAACATTACTAATTCATCAATAGTTTTAGTTGCTAATTTGTGTACTAAACTTTCTATTTTTCTTTCTATGTTTAAAAGCATTTCAGGTTCTGATTTGTGCATTTTAACATATTCTTCACTTACAATATGCTCTAAGTCTTTATTTAAAGAGTTAATTCTATTCTTTAAACTTTGTCTATATTGTGTAGTTGTTTTTAAATTATCGTTAGCTTCTAAAAGTAGTTGACCTAAGATAATTGATTTTAAATATTCTAGTTGTATTATATTCATAGTTTATTTTTTCCAATATTTTTTAAATTCTTTGTATTCATCTAAAGCTATAAGCCAAATTAAAACAGCTGCAGGAACTAATATAATTCCAGCCAAAATCAAAAATAAAATTCCAATAAGTTTTTCCATTTATATTTCTTTTAAAATGTTTTCAGGTTGTATTTTTAAGTAAGTTACTTCTTTAGATACTTTGTAGCGTAAACTAAAATGAGTTGAAGCTGGGTTTTTGTGGTTAGTTTCCCAATCAGGTTTTATCTTTAATAAATTCCAAAAGTAAACACCTCTTGGAGTAGAATTAATATAGATAGGTATATCTAAATGCTTTTCACATTCTGATATCATAGCATCATATTTCTTTTTTTCTAAAAGCATATTATCGTAGTGTGCCGTTCTACACTTCAACTCTATTCTGTGTTTGAATTGTGGTGAATAGCAATCCCATCGACTCATTTGGTTTTTAGATTTAACCAAGTCCTTGTATATATTCTCTTTTAAAAAAAGAAATAGATCTTGTTCTTTCCCGTTATGCATCTTGTTGAGTTTCGTAAACTTTTCTTAAGTCGTTCAAAGTGTCTCTCCAGCAACTAGCACAGTTACTATCTTGTATTACTTCATTAAATACAGCTTTATAAATATCTTTAATTCTCCATTGTTCTTTTGGGGTTAAAGTTTCTTTTTTAAACTGAAAGTAAGGTAGTAAAAATTCTATATCTTCTTGCTCTAAACAATTTGGTTTTCTATAACTCCAAAGTTTATTTAAAACTTCTTTTCTACCCTCGCATCCACAATCTATTCCTGTAGCTTTTGATACAGCTTCTACTACTGCTTTAATACCTGTAGCAGTTGTTATTTGCTCTACAGTATCACCTAGTCCTTTTGGTTTTCTTTTTGCCATAATTTATAGTTTTAAGTTATCGTAATCTTCTTTTAATAGTTCTTTTAGTTTTTCTTTATGCTTTTTTAGTGAGTGGAATATACTTACAAAACTTATTCCTGTTTCTTTTGCTAGTCCTCTAATACTTATGTTAGAATCTCTATAAATAGAAAATAGTTTTTTATCGTACCAATCCCAGTTGTTTACTTCTGATTCTGCTTTAGTTCTAAAGTTATTCCATTCTAACTCTTTTTCTATATCAAAATCATCAATCAAATTATAAATTTCTTCGTTTATTTCGCATTTTACTATTCGTTTCTTAATATTGTAAATTTGAAAGTGTATATTTCTTATAATAATAAAGCAATAACCTCTATTTAATTTGCCATTAGTAAACATTTGTTCTTCTGTTACTTTGTATTTATGTAACAATAAGTAAAATTCTTGCACGATATCTTCTGCAAATTCGCTATCAAATACCGAAGCTAATTCTACAAAATAATCGTGGTGTTTTGCAACTTGTTCTAAGATTCCCATAGAATGTTTATAGATAATACTCCTAATAAAACCTGTATTGTGTGATATTTTTCTTCTTCTTCTTGATCTACATCATACAAAAAACCTACCATAAAGCCGTGAATAATTGCAAATTGTAACTCTTTACCTGAGTAAACTGCCCAAGTTATAAGTGTTAATATTAAAATACTAATAAGCGATATCATAATTAAAAAGTTTAGCTTTTATTTTACCTATTTTTGTTTCTCTTAATGCTGGTTTAACTTGTATGTTAATTTCTACATTAGTTAGTTCGGAATCTTGTTTTAAAATAGTTTTAAATGCTTGTTCAATAACTCCAAAATCTAAACTATCTTCAATATCAATTAACTGCTCTATCATTTCTAACTTAAAAGTAATGTCTTTAAAGTAAGAAAGTAGTTCTGAATTATCAGAATTATAAACTAGCATCTTTGCAGTAGTAGTTTTTAAATCAGAAATATGATTTTTTATTGTTATTTTTTCCATTGTTCAAATATATTAATTAATTTTTAATAACTAGATAACTAAAAGTCCAATCCTTTAATATTTTTTGCTTGTAGTAAGTTTACACCTGCATAAGTAAAACCAATATTGTTAGGCATCATTCTTAATTTAATAGGTGAATCAATAGAAGTTGGTCTACCACCTGTTTCTACTTCTTTAACTTTTCTAATATGTATTTCGCTAATCATCCAATCAGTTGGGTGCTGTGTATATCTGTGAATAGTAAATACATCATCAGCTCTATTACCCCATTTACCACCACCCTCTACATCTGCCATATTTGGTGGCACAGGCAAACCATTGTATTCGTGTTCTTTTTGGTGTGTTCTTCTTAAAGCTTCTGTAACAGCGTGAGTATTTAACCAAATAGATATTTGATTCTCTTTACAAAATAAACGCATTTCACTAGATACTTGATAGTCGTATTCGTGGCTACCTACATTTTTCATTAAATCTCTATCTTTTGCAAGTGAGTTATAAGGATCAATAAGTAAAGCATCGTAATGCCATTCATTATGTATTTCTTTAGCTTCTTTAAGTAAATCTTTGTAAGTATATAGTTTATCTACATCAATAATTTTAAAGTGCTGTAATACCCAGCTTAAACCATATTCTATTTCATCATCAGTCATTTGCTGTATAGCTTTGTTTCTAGCAAATTCTAGTATTTTCCTAGCTACTGAAGTTGAGGTGTTTTCTGAAGAAAAGATTAACCACTTAATATTATGCTTTATTGTGTACATAGTCATTAAGTAAAGTATAACAGTTGTTTTACCTACGTTAGCGTGTCCTATAATAACATTAAAGTTAGCAGGTTTAAATCTAATATGTTCGTCAAACTCTGGTATGTTTATTTTAAGCCCCTCTTTTACCCTGCCGTATTTTACGTCAAGTATATTTTTTTGTATATCTATTAAATTTGCTAACATAGTTTTTTGTTTGTTTAAAATTTTATACCATTATTAATTAAGTATAAAATGTGTTTTTCTTTAGTATCTAGTATTTCACCTTTTAACCCTATATATATTTTGTTTTGTATATCTAACTTTATTAAGTTATGTGCGTTTCTATGGTTAAATTTTTCTATTATAATAATATCTTCTAAAAATTCATCATTATAATTCCAATGATGTAAATGGTGTGTTTTAGGAACTGCTTTAAATTTTCTTCTAAGAGATTTATATTTAGCTGAGTTTTTCCAAGTTTTCTCAGAGTCCCAAATTTTTTGTTTTTCTTTATAGTTTAATCTGTAGTATTTTTCTTTACTTCTTTCTCTTTCTAATATTAAGAAGCTTTCATCTTTAGATTTTATTTTATAACTATCTCTAGTATCTTTTTTATTACATTCTTTACACTTGTTTAATCTACCATCAGAAGTAGCTGGATGTTTATAAAAATCATCTAATTTTTTTTCTAAATTACATTTAAAGCAAATCTTTGTACTCATAATTTTTTATATATTTAATATTACAAATACAAAGATAATACTTTAAAATGGATAACTAGATAATTAAAATGGTAAATGTGTTTCTAAAACTTCTGCAGCATTTACTTTGATATCTCTAACTTTATTGTGGTCTGTATTAGTAACTACTTTATCAGCTACTTTTACGTTACCATCAGTCCAAACTACTTTACCATTACCTACAAAGTTTCTTTGTTCTTTTGCAGTTTGTTGTTCTTTACTTTGTGATTCCCATACAGAAACATTTTGTCCGTATCCGTTAGTTTCATCATTTAAAGATAGTGTATAGTTTTTATAACTTCCATCTTGTTGTTTAATTCCAATGTTTAATAATGAACTCATAATTTTTAATTTAATTGTTATTTATTTATTTAATTTTTAATAATTCGTCTTTTACTGATTTTGATAGTTTATATTTAGATTCTATAGTTTCTAACTTACCACCTTTCTTTAAATACTCAATAGCTTGTGTAAATTGTGGTGTGTTTTTATTTAGCCAAGATAACTCTTTTTCTGTAACTTCTGCAACTTGTTTGCTATTTTTTGAATCAACTCTATTACTTGCTAAATTTGCATCATCATCTTCAGCTTGTAAAGCTAATAAACTTTGAAGTGTATATCTTCTATAATAAGTTATTGCTGATCCTAATTTTTGTGGATCGTTTAATTCTGGTAAAACAATTCCGGATTCAATACTAAATCCATTTGTATCAAATATGATACTTTTTACTAAATTATCTTGTATTGGTTGTAGTAATAATAAACCATTTTTTTGAATAATAGGTTCAACGTGCAATAATAAAGAATTTACATCAAAGTATTTACTTTTAAAAAAAGGATTGCTACTATCCTTTGAAATTCTACCAACCTCAGCTTTAACAGCTGCTAATTTCTCATAAAAATTTGTTTCTGTTTTCATTTGTTTAAATATTTAAAATTTGTTTTGTTAAATAATCTATTATTTAGATAAGATTTTAAAGTGCTATAATTTATATTAAATTTTAAAGATACTTCTTTTGCAGAATCATAAATAATATTAGTTTGCAAATCTACAACTTTTTTTGCATTATTGTTTTCTCCTAATAAAAATTTACCTTTTCTTGCTTCACTATTTTTTCTACAAAATTCAGCAGACATCTTTTGTCCTTTTGATTTTGGTGTTTTGCCATACATAGAATTTTTTTCTCCTTTATTAGCAATAGAAATTTTTAATCTAGTTTCTTCAGTTCTTTTTTTACCTGTATTAGCTAAAGATATTTTTTTTCTAGTTTCTAAACTTATTTCTTTACCCTTATGTATTTTAGACATTTTAATTAAAACATCTTCAGAAAAACACTTTTGATTTTCTCCAGTTTTAGGTATTTTTAAATTTAAATTCTTTCTATTTAAAACATCATATTTAATGCAGTATTCTCTTTCTAATTTTAATAATAAATTTAATTCGCATTCTTCTAATATTTCAAAATTATGATTTTCATACCCATATTTATTTATAGAGTTTCTTAATTTATGTTGTTCATTACTTCTTAAGTTTTTATATTGGGCAAATCTTTTTTCTATATGTTTAGAACTGCCTATATAAATAGCTCCTTTTGGGTTTGTAATTTTGTAAATACCTGAAGTGTACTTCATAATTTTACTTTTCTAAATTGTAAATTTGTTGTTTAATAATAGTTTTGTACTCTAAAGGGCAATCATCTTCACAAAGTTCAAATACGTATGTTTTTACTTCGTTAAGGTTTTTTTCTAATTCACAGATTCGCTTTTGTAAAGCTTCTACCTGGAATCTTTGGTAATCGATTAAATCTTTCATTGTTTAAGATTTTAAAAAGTTAATATAATTTATAGCATCTTGTTGATTGTAAAATATTGCAATTACTTCATCTGTTAATTCGTTGCAAATTTTAAATTCATTTCCGTGTAAAGGTGTTCTTAAATAAAGTTTCATAATTTTTATTTTTTAATTTGTTTTTAATTATGAAGCAAATATATAACTATTTTTTTAATATGAAACTAACTATTAATACTTTAACAAAATTTTAACATATAGCAAAAAAAAGGGCAGCTGTTAAGCTACCCAATTTCAAACAAAAATTACTATGAAAACTAAGAAATATCTTTTAATTTGTCTTTATATTGTTCTATCATATCTTTAATTTCATCTAAACTCCATTTTTTAGTTTGTTTAGTTAATAAGTATAATTCTTCTGATAGTTCTTTTCCTATTTTTAAGCTAAACTCAAATTGTTTACCCTGTTGCATTACATTACATCCATAACATTGTGGAGCTACATTTCTTTCATCCCACCTAGTACTCATATGTTGTCTACTCATAAAGTGGCCACAGTGTATTTTTTTAACTTCATAATCACGATCACAAGTAATACATTTGCAATATCCATTTTTAGCATTAGAATATCTAATATACTTGCTAAATACTGCATCTAAATCCTTTACTAGTTGTGATTTTGTTTTAGCTTTCATAGTACAAATGTAAGCAAATTTGTTTATACTTTATTATGTATAATGTTATATTTAGGTTTTAATAACTTTATGTACTTTTCTTCTAAAGCAAGTAATTCGTTATCTGGTATTTCATTTGGTAATTGAGATATTACAGAAAAGCTATCAAAAACTTTAGTACTATCTTTTTTATGTTCTAATATTCTACTTTGTATATTAATTGTTTTACCTACATAAACTATTTCATCATTATGTATTAAACAATATATAAACTTAAAAAATAATACTTCTTTTTTATTATGTAGTAAGTATTGTTTTAATTTATCTTTTGTATTTTTTCTTTGTAGTTTAATTTGCAATGGAGATACAGATCTATCTTCAACTACTTTTTTAAGAAACTTAACATTAGTATATCCTTTCTTATGTGTTATCCATTCCTTAAAATTAAAGTATTCCTTATCTGAGTAAAATACCTTATTATATACTTTTGCAATACCATAGTATTTACAATTAACTATATACTCTAATTTCATAATAATTCTTTGTGTTAAAATTCTAGCACAAATTTATAGAGAAAAATTGAGTTAAAAAAAACTATGTTATTAACAATTTGTTAAATAAAGTATTTTTTGTATTTATTAGCTAAGTAAACAGCTACTAATAATAGTAAAAATAAAATGTATTTAAAATAACTTTCTTTTTTAATTACTTCTTTAGTTTTAGTTACAGTAACAGTTTTAGTTAAATACTTAATTACTTGCTTATATTTAACATTATTTTGTTTACTATATAAAGTGTTATCTTTTTTCTTTTCGTGTCTTAAAACAGCATTAAAATAAGTATTACCATTATAAGTAAATGGTTTTAAAGTATCTTTAGCAAATACAGTAAGTAAATCTGTAGTTACATCGTATTTAATAGTAACATTACTACTATCAATTAAAGTTGTAGTAGTTTCTTTTGAAGTTTCTTGTTTAATTTCTGCTTTATTTACAATAGCTTTTCTGCTACCACAACTAAATAAAAATAAACTAATAATTAATATATACAGTTTTACCATCTTTTTTTATTGCTTTAAGTACTTGCTTTCTGTTTTTACCTTTATTATAAGAAACGTGTACCCAGTCAGGGTTTTTATCTGTACCAAACTCCCAAATCATTTGGTCAAATTCTAAATGCTTTTTAATATAATCAAATATATCTTTATTAGTAAAACCTGTAGTAGCAACTAAATCTAAAGCTTGACCTTTATTGTGCTGTGATGTTTTAGATCCACCTACAACTTTATTTAACTTTTCACTTCTATAACCACTTGAAATTCTAATTGGTTTACCAATACCATCTCTTAAAGGTTGAAAGATATTATTAGCTATTTCAATTAAATTTCTTAAATGATCATTAGTAGGGCTATTATCAATTCCTTTAGCTTTTGCAGTATTAGAATCTATTAATTCCTGTAATGTTAAGTTTTTAGTTATTATCATTTTAAACTATCTATATCTGTTTTAACTTCTTTAGCTCTTCTTATAAGGTTTTTAAGTAACTTCCAAATATCTATATTTAAAGCTTCTTCTATATTTTCTTTAATTGAAACTAATTCAATAAACACTAAAATAATAGCTATTAACTTTGTAAATAAAAATTGAGTGCTAAAGTGTAAGTTTACTAATTCATTTAAAAGATATTTATCAATAGTATATAAACTAATAATAGATACTTGGTATAATAGCATTTTAGAGATAACATTAGATAAAGTACGAGATCGGATAGACTGCAACCCTTTTAACTTTATACTCTTAAAGATACCCGTAAATGTATCTAACATTATCCCAAACGCTACTGCAATAAGCAATCCTTGAATAGGTGCAAAAAATAATACTAAACCTGTAAGAAAATAATTAAGATATGTTTTCATTTATTAAATCATTATATTTTTTTCTTATTTCATTTCGTTGTTCTATAACTTCTTTAGGTACTTCAACACCAATATCAATTTTTCTTACAAAATACCAATCAGTTAAAGCAAGTTCGTTGTAGCATTCTTTTTTTAATTTATCAATAGCTTCAGTTTTAACTAAATCAATTTCAAAATCAGATAGCAAATCAGTTTGTTCAACTGTTCCATCTGCTTTAAGAAAAGCTAAATATTCTTGATATATTGCATTAGATTCATCCATAGGAATTATATTCCTATTTTCATCTATTGTAACTCCGTTTTTAGTTTGAAAATATCTCATATTATATAGTACTGTTATATGTTATTGCTCCAAAATAATAAAGTGAATTAGCCACAGCACTTGCATTGTTTGTTATCCATAAAGCAGGATTTATACCTCCTGCTGGATAGTTACCTGGAACAGTATAGTCAGTACTTATAGTAGCACCTGTTGATACTGTTGTTCTTCTAACTGTTACCCCTGTATATACCCCCCCGCTTGATGTTGGTGATGATGAGCCTGTTGAAGTAATTTTTATATCATAAATATATAAATTTGAAGTAGCGGGATAATTAACTCCTAAATCAACACTTGTTGCAGTTCCTGTTCCATCATTATGAATTATAAACAAATTTGCTGATGTTGAAAGTTTGGCTACTCCAATGGTTTGTGTTAATGTAGTTGGGTCAACATTTGTTGGGTTTGATACCTGATATAAATTTGACAACCCTACAAAATACCTTGCATCTGACGAAACTGCATTGGGTTGAAATCTAAATAAACTTCTACCTAAGTGATAAAAAGGAACTCCCCTTTGCCAAGCTAATGTTCCTGCCGTTGCAGTCGTACTAAATTGTATTGCATAATTACTAAAATATGCAGTATTACCTGATAATAAAAAATTACTGTTTATTCTTAAATTATTAAAAGTTGCTGCCCCAATACCTCCTAAAAAATAAGAAATAGCACCATTCATAAATGTACTATATATTCCATTATCTTGAACTGATGCAATATCAAGTAAAGCGTTTTGTTTTGCATTAAAAGTAGTCCAATCAGTAGAAGTTAAATATCCATCAACAGAAGTAGTTGCTGCACCTAATTTAGTTTTTATTGTAGAAGTAGTTTCATCACCTGTATTAGTACCTGATTGATTGCCTATTGTAGTTAAATTAGCATCTGTAACATAACGCTTATTTGTACTATCTGCAATATCAGCCGTTGTAACGCTTTTATTTTTCCAAAGTGATGTAGCACTATCATAACTTAATAATTGTTTATCTGCGATACTAGAAATATAAACATTATGTAATTCATCTAATTCCCATCCATTCATTATTTTTACATAAATCTTACCTTGACTTGAGTGTGCATATTCTACATATCCCAAAACAACAATATGACCAGTTGCACCTGTAGGTTTTATATTAGTCATTTTACCTGCTGTAGTAGGACTTAAATAAAGTACATCACCATCAGCCCAAGTTTCACCTTGCAAACTACCTGTTGTATTTATATTTTCAATTTGACCTACTGTCAAAATAAAACCCTCTTGATTAGTAGCAATAGTTTCAGTAACTACTCCTAAAGTATCAGCTGAATTATTATCATTATTTGCTTGAGCCAAATCAACTGCTAATCTTTGACCTTGAGCTCCAGTAACTTTAACTACTTGATACGCTGCTTTTGTAAGTGTAGTATTTGGTGTTACTTTATTTACTATTCTTGCAACTAAATCAACTCCATTTTTTAAAGTTACATTCCCACCTTTTAAAAGTGTTTGACTTGAACCTATTGTGTTATTCCATTCAGTAGCACCTACAACAAAACCAGCACCTGATGGACTTACATTTAATGCAATATGGTCTGCAGTTAAATTATAAGTTCCTAAATCTAAATCAGCAGTAGCACCTGTATAAGGTACATATCCTGTTAATGATGGTATTGTAGGTTTATTTAAAATTTGTGCATCACCACTAGTAGCGTTCCAATCAGCATTTACATTAACTTCAGCACCTGCTTCAATACCTGCTAATTTAGTTTGTTCTGCAGTAGTAAAATTGTTATCAGTATGTACATAACTAGCATCTGATACAAAATTACTATCGTTATTTAAATCACTTGTATTTGTAGGTATTACATTGTAAAGTTCCCAAACAGCAGCTCCTTCAGTAGCATCAGTACAAATATAATTAGTACCATCATCTAAAGTCCAAATAGAACCAATTTTAAATCTTAATGTAACATCAAAAGAAACATCAGGTACTATATTAAAACAATTAGTTGAATTTCTTATAAACCCACTTTGGTCGAATACGTGTCTAAATCCATCTTGCCACATATCCTCATAATTATTTGAGCATACACGAGAAATACCACCATTACCACCAAAATTATAAGTTCCTTTTTTTAAACTAGAAGTATTTTCTAATAATAAAGAATCTTCATTATTTAAAAATATATCAGTACCATCTGTTTGATTACCAAAAACAAGTGTTTGAGCTAAAGTTTGATCTCCACCACCTGTAACTTTATTAATATTAACTTGGATAATTTCTTCAGTAATATTTAAAGTAACTTCTTCTACAGTTTCACCAAAAT